GGTCCTACTGGACTGATCTTCGCAATGCGTTCCCGCTACACTAACCAGAGTGGAACCGAAGCTCTGTTCGACGAAGCAGATACCGCATTCTCTGGTCAGAACGATGGTGGCGATCTCACCCAAGGTGGATACGTTTCCGGTTCTGATGCTTCTTCTGTTGGTTTCGGTACAGACTCTCAGACTGGTTCTAACCCCGGTCTCCTTAACGGTGGCTCTCAATTTGACTATGCAACTGGTCAGGGTATGCACACTGGAGACGCTGAGGATCTCGGAGACGGATCTGGTGACCAGTTCAACCAGATGGCATTCTCGATCGAGAAAGTCACCGTAACCGCTAAGTCTAGAGCACTGAAGGCTGAGTATTCACTGGAACTCGCCCAAGACCTCAAGGCTATCCACGGTCTGAACGCTGAAGCAGAACTCGCTAATATCCTTAGCACCGAGATTCTTGCTGAAATCAACCGTGAGGTTATCCGTACCATCTATAAGGCTGCTGAAACAGGCGCCCAAGCAAACGTTGCTAGCAGCGGCGTATTCGACCTCGACGTTGACTCCAACGGTCGCTGGTCTGTTGAGAAGTTCAAAGGTCTGCTTTTCCAAATCGAGCGCGAAGCAAATGCTATCGCCCAAAGAACTCGTCGCGGAAAGGGCAACATGATCCTCTGCTCTGCAGATGTTGCCTCTGCTCTGACCATGGCTGGTGTTCTGGACTACACTCCTGCTCTGAACGCTAACCTGAACGTTGATGATACCGGTAACACCTTCGCTGGTGTTCTGCAAGGTAAGTATCGCGTCTACATCGATCCTTATTCTGCTAACGGTGCTGCTTCTCAGTACTTCGTTACTGGTTATAAGGGTTCTTCCCCTTATGACGCTGGTCTGTTCTATTGCCCTTATGTTCCTCTCCAAATGGTTCGTGCCGTTGGTCAGGACACCTTCCAACCCAAGATTGGATTCAAGACCCGCTACGGCATGGTCGCTAACCCATTCGCAGAAGGAACCACTCAGGGACTGGGACGCCTCAAGGCATCCTCCAACCGCTACTATCGTCGCGTTAAAGTTAACAACCTCATGTGATTCATCACTGAGATTTCCCAAGACCTCCCGAAAGGGGGGTCTTTTTTTGTTCATGCGGATACATTATAAATACCAATCATAAGTAAATTTTTTTCAATAATTCCTATGAATCCATTAGATGAAGAATGGATGATGCAAATTACTATGGGAATAGATGAACTACGGTTATTGTATGACCATGTTTGCTATTCAATTGAAGTGTGGCCTGGAGCGCCAAGAAGACCATATGAAGAGCAAGAATATCTAATATTCCTCAAAGCGAGATTATTTGCAATGATAATGGAATACAATCTTGAACACTAAATAAAGATAAAAGTCTCATGAAGTCTTTCAACCATTTCATTGAAGAAGCAGCAGCGAAAAGATGTCCAACTGGAAAATATTGGTGCTTTAGTGATAAAAAGTGCAAGAAAATTCCTTTAGGATATCACATTGGCCATGGTGGATATTTGGAGAAAGATGAGAAGGAGTCCTCTGAAAATGGTAATGGTAATGGTGGAAACGGAAATGGTGGCAATGGTGATGGTGGAAATGGGGGTGGAGGAGAATGAAACCCTGGAATAATCAAATTGACAATAGGAACTATTTGTCTCCTATTGGATTTAAATTTTCTATTACTAAAATCCCTAAAGTAGATTTCTTTTCCAATTCTGCTTCAATTCCTGGTATCAATCTTGGATTTGCATTACAACCAACATATCTGAAAGATGCTCCAGTACCTGGGGATAAATTAACATATTCTGATCTCACATTGTCTTTCTTTGTAGATGAGAATTTAGAAAATTATATGCAGGTTCACAACTGGTTGACTGGATTAGGTTATCCAGAGGATGTTCAACAGTTCATGGATTTGAAAAGAAAAGATCCATACAATGATGATCCTGATGCCAGAACACCATTAAATGAATATTCAGACGCAAGTTTGTTTATTTACAACAGCAACTACAATGAAGTGGCAAGGGTAGACTTCCAAGATCTGTTTCCAACATCCCTTTCAACTATTGACTTTAATGCGACAGCAACAGATGTCAATTACGTCACCGCACAAGTGACTTTCAAATACTCGATATATAATATAGTGGTTTTATGATTTAATTTATGAATCTTGATGAAATTCAGTTATTATGGGAAGAAGATTCAAAAATAGACGAAGATAATCTACATACAGAATCCACAAGGGTTCCTTCTCTTCACGCAAAATACTATAAAATTTTAAATAATATTCTTCTAATGAAAAAGTTAGAGGAGAATAAGTTTAAGCAATTAAAAAGAGATAAGTGGCAATATTACACGGGTAAGGCAGACCCTGAAGTGTATATTGAAAATCCATTTGATCATAAAGTCTTGAGACAAGATGTAGACAAATATATGGATGCGGATGAAGATCTCATCCGCTTGTGTAGCAAAATAGATTACTTTCAGGTAATGTTGAATTACTTAGATAGTATTCTCAAAACAATCAATAATCGAACTTATCAAATTAAGAATTCGATTGAATGGCAGCAGTTCATTAGAGGATATAGTTGATGTCTGATCTTGTGATAAGAAAAAAGAATGAAATATATGTAATCATCAAAGCAGAACCTCATATCTACCACGAACTCTCTGACCATTTTACTTTTGATGTTCCTGGTGCTAAATTCATGCCACAGTACCGTAGTAAGTACTGGGATGGAAAGATACGCTTGTTTAGTTCCCACACTGGAGAAATCTATGTGGGTCTGCTTGATAAAGTAATGGCATGGGCAAGGAACTGTGGATACACAGTAGAGTTTGAACACAACAAGTTCTATGGCCCTCCTTTTGAAGTTAATGACTTTATTTCAAAGGAAGGAGTCAAGGAATACATGACTCGTATTGCTAGGTTCAAACCTAGAGATTATCAGATCGATGCTGTCTATGATGCATTAAGATATAATCGTAAACTTCTTATATCACCTACTGCTTCTGGTAAGTCATTGATGATTTACTCTGTGGTGAGATACTTTGCAGAAAAAAATTATAAGATTCTCTTAGTTGTTCCTACAACGTCTCTTGTAGAGCAAATGTTTAAGGATTTTGAAGATTACGGTTGGGATGCAGAAGACTATTGTCACAGAATCTACTCCGGTAGGGAGAAGACAAATGAATATCCTGTAACGATTACCACTTGGCAATCTATCTACAAGTTACCCAGAGCATTCTTTAAAGACTTTGGTGTCATCATTGGAGACGAAGCACACTTGTTTAAGTCGAAGTCTCTGGTCAGCATTATGACCAAGATGGACAGTGCCAAGTATAGATTTGGGTTTACAGGTACATTAGACGGCACACAGACACACAAGTGGGTGTTAGAAGGATTGTTTGGGCCATCGTACAAGGTGACACAAACAAAGGAACTGATTGATAAAGGTCATCTATCTCAGTTACAGATTCATGTATTACTTTTAAAACATGATTCACATCAGTTTGAAACTTATGAAGATGAAATTCAGTATATTATTGGACATCAAAAAAGAAACAACTTCATTAAGAATTTAGTCTTAGATCTGAAAGGAAATAGTCTTGTTTTGTTCTCTAGAGTGGAGACACATGGTCAGCCACTTTACGAATTAATAAATAATTCCGTGAAAGGCAATAGAAAAGTTTTCTATGTCCATGGCGGAGTTGACGCTGAAGAGAGAGAAAGAGTTCGAGAAATTACAGAAAAAGAAAACGATGCGATCATTATTGCATCTTATGGAACATTCTCAACTGGCATCAATATTAAGAATCTCCATAATGTAATTTTTGCATCACCATCAAAGTCAAGAATTAGAAACTTACAATCAATTGGTAGAGTACTAAGAAAAGGAGACAAAAAAAATCAAGCAGTACTTTATGATATTGCTGATGAAATAGTATACAAATCAAGAAAAAATTATACGTTAAACCATCTAGTAGAAAGAATTAAAATTTACAACCAAGAAAAATTTAATTATGAAATTGTACCAGTAAATTTAAAGAAACGATGAATACAGAAGAATTTTACGCATCAATCAAATTAGTCTCAGGTGAAGAAATATTTGCCAAAGTTACACCTTGCGAAGAAGAAACAAGAACACTTCTGATTTTAGATACTCCAGTTGTATATGAGACAGTTAATATGAGACACATGGGAGTAAGTGCTATTAAAGTCGAACCATGGATGACTCTAGGTGAAGACTCAATGGTAATTGTAAATATGGATAAAGTAATTACTATTAGTGAAATTACAGATGAAAGTATCTTATCAATCTATAATAGATACCTTAAGGATAAAGACAGAGAATCAAATCAAACAAAGATAAACCAATCAATGGGATTCTTATCATCTATCTCTGATGCTAGAGTATCTTTAGAGAAGATCTATAAAGGTAGCTAATTTATCTTCTGAACCCTGACAGAGTTATTGTACTGATAATTTACATACTTGTCAAGCCCCTTGATTATGTGGTATAATATCAACATATCTCAATAGGAGAACCATGAAATGTCAAGAACTAGAAAGAAATCAGAACATTATGTAAACAATAAAGAATTCTTAGAAGCACTTATTGTATACAGAACCAAAGTTAAAGCAGCACAGGAAGCAGGAGAACCACTCCCACGTATCACCAACTATCTTGGTGAGTGTTTCTTGAAGATCGCTACACACCTGTCTTATAAACCAAACTTTGTAAATTACATGTTCCGTGAGGACATGATCTGTGACGGCATTGAGAACTGCGTCCAGTATATCAAGAACTTTGATCCAGAGAAGTCTAGCAATCCATTTGCATACTTTACTCAGATTATTCACTACGCATTCCTCAGAAGAATCCAGAAAGAAAAGCGTCAGATGGATATTAGAACTAAGATTATTGAAAGGTCTGGTTTTGATGAGGTATTTACCGGTGATGGTGACATTTACAATACTTCTGATTATAATACCATTAAAGAGAACATTCAGTCTAAACTTTATTCATGAAAATTGCCCTGATAACGGACACTCATTATGGCGCTAGAAAGAATAGTAAGTTATTTCATGAGTTCTTCAAAAAATTCTATGATAACATCTTCTTTCCTACACTGAAAGAGAGAGGTATCACAGAATGCGTCCATCTGGGCGATGCTTTCGACTGCCGTAAGTCTGTTGATTTTTGGGCACTACAATGGGCAAAGGAAAATGTGTATGATAGGTTCCGTGAACTAGGTATCAAGGTTCATAATATTGTTGGTAATCATGATGCTTATTATAAGAACACTATCAATATTAATGCTGTAGATGGTCTCTTAGAATCTTACGATAATGTTGTAAGAATATCAGAACCAAAAGAGTGTAAAATTGGTGGAGAGAAGATTTTGCTTCTCCCTTGGATTTGTGAAGACAATCAAGAAAAGACCTGGAACCTAGTTAAAAAGACAAAGGCAAAGGTTGTAATGGGACACCTAGAATTGACTGGGTTTGAGGTCATTCCTGGTATGAAGATGGATCATGGAGAAGACCCTACCAAGTTTAAGAAGTTCGATCAGGTCTTCTCTGGTCACTATCACCACAAATCAACCAAGGGTAATATAACTTATCTTGGTAATGCTTACCAGATGTTTTGGAATGATGTCAATGACACTAGAGGATTTCACATCTTAGATACTGAAACACAAGAACTAGAGTTTATTCCAAATACATATTCAATCTTTGAAAAGTTCTATTACGAAGATACAAATTACAGAACTTTCAATTCAAGTGGACTCAAAGATAAAATCGTAAAGATCATTGTCCGCAAAAAATCAGATCAACTTCAGTTTGAGAAGTTTATCGATAAGATTCATAAGTCTGGATGTTCTGATATTAAGATTGTTGAAAATTTTGCAATTGATGATGAGGATGTAAATCTTTCCCAAGAAGAATGCGAGAATACTCTTTCATTTCTAAATAAATACATCGATGATTCTGATTTTGATCTTGACAAAGAAGTTGTAAAAACTTTAATGAGAGAAGTTTATCAGGAAGCTTGCGAGATGGAATAATGTATTTGATTACAATTGCTGGGAAGGAAGACGAGGGAGCATATTCTGTACATGATGAAGACGGAGAGAAGGCGTTATATCTTTTTGAAGATGAAGACGATGCAACTAGATATGCCGGTCTCTTAGAAGCAGAAGACTACCCAGAGATGGCGGTTGTAGAAGTTGATGATGAGGTTGCAATTCAGATGTGCAACATGTATAATTACCGGTATGTGATTATCACGCCGAACGACTTTGTGATTCCACCAAGAGATAATGATTTTATTCAAACAGATAAGATGGCGTAATTTCCTTTCAACAGGAAATAACTTTACTGAAATTGATTTTACTGATGCACAAACAAATCTGATTGTTGGAACTAATGGAGCAGGGAAGAGCACAGTGTTAGATGCTCTTACTTTTGTGCTGTTTAACAAACCATTCCGTAAAATTAATAAACCTCAATTAGTGAATACGGTTAATGAAAAAGATTGCCAGGTAGAGATTGAGTTTTCTACTGGATCAATTGATTGGAAAGTTGTTCGTGGAATTAAACCCAATATCTTTGAGATCTATAAAGATGATCAATTGTTAGATCGTGCAGCAGCGGCCACTGATCAACAAAAATGGTTGGAAGAGAATGTTCTTAAACTGAACTATAAGTCATTCACTCAAATTGTGATCCTAGGCAGTGCATCTTTTGTTCCCTTCATGCAATTGCCAGCAGCGAGTCGTCGTGAAATTATTGAGGATTTACTGGACATTAGAATCTTTTCCCAGATGAGTACTATACTTCGTGAAAAGATTCGTAGTACCAATGATGATATTCGTGAACTGACGATTCGTAAAGATTTGGTTGAAGAGAAGATTGATATGCAAAAGTCATTCATCTCTGATCTGGAGGAGACTGGCAAGAAAAATATCAAAGAAAAGAAAGATAAAATTTTAGAGTTTTCTGGTAATGTTGGAGACCTAATGAAGGAAATTGATGGTTATGGGGAGCAACTGAAGAATGTCGAAGAGCAGATGGAAATATCTTCAGGTTCTAACAAAAAATTAAAGAAACTTGGAACACTTCGTGGTAAATTGCAACAAAAAGTTGCAACCATTACTAAAGAGCACAAATTTTTCAATGAGAATACGGTATGCCCTACTTGTGACCAGCATATTGAAGAATCGTTTCGCTTAAATAGAATTAATGAGGCAGAATCCAAAGCAAAAGAACTCCAAAATGGATTTCAAGAGTTGGAGGAAGCAATCAGACTTGAAGAGGAAAAAGAAAACCACTTCAAGGTTCTTTCTAAGGAGGCAACTAACCTAACGCATGAAATTTCTAAAGCAAATACTAGGATTTCAGGACTGCACAACAGATCGAGAGATCTTGAGAATGAAATTCAAAGAATTACCGAGCAACTTGAGAACCGAAATACTGAGCACCATGCGCTAGAAAAACTTGTAAAAGAACTGGAGGGACTCCAATCTAGACACTCCGAACAAAAAGAGAATAACGTTTACCACGAATTTGCACATTCCTTAATGAAGGATGGTGGAGTAAAATCCAAAATTATTAAGAGATATCTGCCTCTTATGAATCAGCAGATCAACAAATATCTTCAGTTGATGGACTTCTACATTAACTTCTCTCTGGATGAAGAATTCAAAGAGACGGTGAAGTCTCCCATTCATGAAGATTTTAGTTATGAATCATTTAGTGAAGGGGAGAAGATGAGAATCGACTTGTCTCTTCTCTTCACCTGGCGAGAGATTGCAAAGATGAAAAACTCTTCGAGTACTAATCTTTTGATTCTAGATGAAATCTTTGATAGTTCTTTGGATGGATTTGGAACTGAATACTTTACTAAGATTATTAAGTATGTTGTGAGTGACGCAAATGTATTTGTTATCTCACACAAGACTGATGAGTTAATTGATAAGTTTGACAATATTATTAAATTTGATAAAATTAAAGG